TCCGACGAGATGATGCCCGGGCTGGCTGCGGGGTCCACGTTCCACGCCGACTATTTCGAAGGCTGGGACAACACCGTCAAAGACATGTGGACCGACAATTGCATCAACAAGATGCTGAACTGCTCGGGCGGCGATCTCGGCAACGGCCTGCAGCTCAAGGGCGCGGACAAGCCGAGCTACGGCTGGAGGAACCCGAACAGGCTGGTTCCCATTCCATGAACTGGTTCTACTGCGGGCGCACCAGCTACCAGCCCAACGGAATCGACATTCGCATCGGGCATTGGGTGCTGACATTCAACGTGTGGCTGCACCGTGAAGCGTAACAACCACGGACGCATCCAGGGCAGACGCGGAGTAGCATTACGCAAGGCAAGGCTGGCACGAGAGCCACTGTGCCGGGACTGCAAGGCCAAGGGAATATATACCGCGAGCACGGTGCCCGATCACATCCTCCCGCTAGGTCAAGGCGGCACTGAGGACGAGAGCAATATCCGCTGCCTCTGCGGACCATGCCATGACCGCCGGACCGCCGAGCAGTTTAAACGAGTGATTAAGCCAGAGTTCGGAGTGGATGGATGGCCGATAGCGTGACGCTCACCATAGAGGTCGGACGGCGCTGGTGGTTCAAGGTCGCCGCATTCGCGATCCTCGCACTCACCATGCTCGGCATCATCAGAGACACAGAGCGCGCAACCCAATGGATGGCTCGCAACGCAGTGTGGCTCCGCTACCGAGATGGGGAGGGGGCGGGTCAAATCTCTCCGCCTCGACTAGCGGAAAGCGCGTGTGCAGAGGAATTTCATCGCTAACACAGGAATTTCCCATGACCGCTCGCAAACAGCGCATAGACAGCGCCACGGCGGCGGTTCGCGTCATGGCCTCGGCGTTAGACACGTTGAGTCCGCCCGAGCATTGCCCGCTGCCTGAAGCGGCCATGCCTTTTTGGGAGGCCATCACGCGGGGGCGCACGCGCGAGGAATGGGAAGGCACCCCCGCCTTACTTGTAACAGCTTCAAATCTCGCCTGGGTTCAGTGGCAGATCGTGAGACTGCGCCAGCTGATTGATGATGACGGGGATATTCCCGACGCCAAGGCGACTAAGCGCCTGGACGACCTTCAGCGGTTGGAAATGGCGTATTTACGGACGTTGCAACAGCACGGACGCGGAGCCGAGGGTGAGGCTCGCGACGTTGCGGCGCGGCGTTCTGCGGCAACGGGCATCGTGAAGGACAATCCGCTCGATGACGAGCTGTTGGCGAGCCCGTCGCTGAACTGAGATGACAGACGGCGAGAAGGTAATCGCCTTCATCGAACGCTATTGCCGGGTGCCAGATGGAAAGCTGGTCGGCCAACCGATCAAGCTTGAGGAGTTCCAGAAGCGGTTCATCTTCGAGGTTTACGACAACCCCGAAGGAACGCGGCGCGGAATCCTCTCAATTGCGAGGAAGAACGGCAAGTCGGCGCTGATCGCCGGTCTGGCATTGGCGCATATCGTCGGGCCGGTTGCCCGGCAGAACGCGCAGATCGTGTCCGGCGCTCAATCGCGGGACCAGGCCGCGCTGGTGTTCAACCTCGCGTGGAAGATGGTCCAGCTCTCGCCGGAGCTGACGAAACTGGTTCGGGTGGTTCCATCGGGCAAGCGCCTGATTGGCCTTCCGATGAATACCGAATACCGGGCCTTGGCAGCAGAGGGAAAGACGGCGCACGGTCTTAGCCCGGTTGTCGTTATCATGGACGAGCTCGGACAGGTGAAAGGGGCAACCGATCCGTTTGTCGAGGCGCTGGAGACGGCGCAGGGTGCGTATGACGATGGCCTCCAACTGGTCATATCGACGCAGGCCCCGACTGACGCTGACATGCTTTCGCTGTGGATCGATGACGCGATCCGCTCGGAAGATCCGCACACGGTCTGCCATGTTTACGCTGCGGACGAAGAGGCGGCGCTTGGCGATGAGAAGGCGTGGCGGAAGGCCAACCCCGCGCTAGGGGCGTTCAGGTCGGAAGTGGAGTTGAGACAGGCCGCCGAGAAGGCGGCGCGGATGCCGAGCTTCGAGAACAGCTTCCGCAACCTCTATCTGAATCAGCGCGTCAACATGGTTTCGGCGTTCGTGTCTCCGGGCGTGTGGAAGGCCGGAAACGGTGCGCCCGGAGAACTTGACGGGGTTGTGTATGGCGGACTTGACCTCTCGGCCACAACCGACCTCACCGCTTTGGTTCTCACCTGCCGGCGGGACGGGCTGGTGCATGTGCGCCCCTTCTTCTGGATGCCGCTCGATTCCGTCGCGGAGGCAGTCCGAAGAGACAAAGCGCCTTACGATGTCTGGGTCCGCGAAGGACTGCTGAGAACAACTCCGGGCAAGGTGATCGATTACGATTACGTCGCGCGGGACATTGGGGAAATCTGCTCCGGCCTCTCGATAGCCAAGATCGGCTTCGACCGCTGGCGCATGGACCGGATGCAACAGGCATTGGCAAGGCAAGGTGTCGAATTGCCGCTGGAGCCGTTCGGTCAGGGCTACATGAGCATGAGCCCCGCATTGGATGCTCTGGAAGCGGACTTACTCAAGGAATGCGTGAGGCACGGCGGGCATCCCGTGCTGGCGATGTGCGCCGCGAACGCGGTGGCGGTGAGTGATCCCGCCGGAAATAGGAAACTGGACAAGGCGAAGGCGACGGGCCGCATCGACGGTCTCGTTGCTCTGGCAATGGCGGAAGGGGTTGAGGCGATGATGCAGGAGCTGATCCCCGTCTCGCCGTGGGATGATCCCGACTTCTCGCTGGTGGGCGCATGAGGTGGTCGTGGCGCAAGGCGCTCGGCCTTGAACAACGCGCGATCGATACGAACAGCCTCCCGTGGGCGCGCCTCGTTCCCGGATGGGATCAGGAGCCGCTTCTGGATGTCTCTCACGAAGAGGCGATCAAGGCGACGCCGGTATTCGCGGCGGTCAACTTCCTCTCGTCAGGAATGTCGGTCCTCGGGCGCGTTGTCGAGGAGCTACAGGACGGCAAGTGGGTTCGCGTCACTGGCAAGCTGGACAACCTTCTCAACGGCGCGATCAACGACGAATGGGACGCCGACCGCTGGATCAAATACTCGTTCTGGCAGACGCTTACCGGCGGACGGCAGTTCACCTGGATCGAAAGGCCGAACGGGCAAATCCTCAACCTCTGGCCGCTCGATCCTACGCGGGTCGTGGTCAAGGTCGTCAACGGTCAAACGACTTACGAATACAGCCCGATTGGCGGACAGCGGTTCGTCTATCCCGCCGCCGATGTCATCGACATTCCGTTTGCTCTGGAAGCGGATCAGATCCGGCACATCTCGCCGCTGAGCAAGGGCTCACGGGCGATTGCCCTACTTCTCGCTATGGAGAAGTATGGGAGCAAGTTCTTCGCTGGTGGCGGGGTTCCGCCGCTCGCGTTGCAGGGGCCGCTTCCGCAGGGCGCTGAGGCTTTCAACCGCGCAACTGAGCAGATCAACCGCGCGATCAAGCTGGCAAAGGATTCCGAGCGTCCGTTCTTCCCGATGCCTCCGGGCCACGAGCTCAAGGCCGTAGGGTTCGAGCCGGAAAAGGGACAGTTGACGGAGGCTCGCCGGTTCCAGGTCGAAGAAGTCGCGAGATTGTACGGGGTTCCGCCGTGGTTCCTCCAGGATTTGAGCAACGCCAACTTCGCCAATTCAGAGAACCAGGACCTGCATCTGGTCAAGCACACGCTGGCCCATTGGACGAATGCGTGGGAAAGCCAGATGAACCTCAAGCTTTTCGGACGCAGGGTCAATAACCGCCGCGTCCGGCTGAACATGGATTCGCTTCTTCGCGGAGACTTCAAGACGCGCGCGGATGCCATCGCGGCGCTTGTCCAGAGCGGCGTTTACACGCCCAACGACGGGCGCGGTTACATGGGACTTGAGAAGTCCGCAGATCCGAACGCCGACAAGCAATACATACAAGGGGCCACCGTCCCGCTGGGGACGCAACCAAAGCCGGGAACGCCACCGCCCGCGCAGGGGGACAAATAGGATGGAGCGTGAGCGCAGGGATTTGAGTGCGCCGATCGAGGTGCGCGACAACTCGCGCACCGTTGCCGGCTATGCCGCCGTATTCAACAGCCCGACCGACATTGGCGGAGCGTTCCGCGAGCAGATCGCTCCGGGTGCCTTCACCAAGGCGCTGACGGGCGATGTCCGTGCGCTGTTCGACCACGATACGTCGATGGTTCTTGGCCGCACCAAGTCGGGCACCCTTCGCCTGAGCGAGGATTCCCGTGGTCTGGCGGTCGAGATTGACCTTCCCGACACGCAGTTGGGCCGCGATCTCTCGGCGTCTCTGGCGCGAGGCGATATCGACGGAATGAGCTTCGGCTTCCGCGTGACAGACCAGGAGTGGGACGAGACCGGAAATACTCCGCTTAGGACCATCCGCGGCGTCGAGCTGTTCGAGGTCTCGGTCGTAACGTTCCCCGCTTACGCGGACACCGAAGTTGCTCTTCGCTCACTGGAGCAATCGAGAAATTCGGAAGGTGACAGGTCGGGGGTCGAACGGTTCCTCGCCCGCTCGAAGATGAGCGTCACCCTTCGCAAAGCATCCCGCAAATAACGCGGTAAGCGCCTTATCGGCCCTTAGGCAAGGCCCTTCAAGGACCGTCGAGATGACGGCCCATTCCTTCAAATGGAGCCTTTCAACATGGCAACTTCCGAGCTGCGCGCAAAGCAGCATGAACTTCTCGTGGACGCGGAACAGGTCCGCAGCGAAATCACCAACGAAACCCCGGCTGAGCGTGTTACCGAGCTGGAAGCCAGGTTCGACGCTATCATGGCCGAGCACGACAGCCTCGGCGAGCGTATCGAGCGCGAGGAGCGCCTTGAGAGCGCCCGCGCCGAGCTGGAGCGCCGCGCCGAAGAGGCTCGCGCCAAGCGTCCGCTGACCACCGGTGAGACGCATGGCACGCAGTCAAACATGACCGAGACGGACGCGTTCCGCGCGTTCATGGTGTACGGCGTCGCGGGCATGAAGCCGGAAGAGCGTGCGCTGCTCAAGGCCGCTACCGAAGAGCGTGCGCAG